TAAGACAATTAGATGATATATCATTCGACTTTGATTCATTACGTAACTCATTCAACTTGAAGTTAAATGGAGTGTTCTACTCATTGACTCTAACTGATGGTGTACAGTCAAATACAATCTTACCTGAGAACAATATTATATGTCAGTTAAATGGTGTTATACAGGAACCTGGAATTGGTTTTGAGATTGTTGGTTCTAGAATTATATTCTCTGAAGTTCCTCGTGCAGGTTCAACCTTCGTTGCATTCTCTTATGTTGGTTCTGATGTTGATGTTATTGCAGCAACAGTTGTACCACCTATTGAAGCAGGTGACGAACTTGTAATTGATGGTGAGGAAGAAACTAGAACTGTTGCTCTTATTGAATCTTCTAACTCACTTATTACATTTGAATATAGTGGTGCTGTTAAAGGACGTAATGCACAGGCACTTGCAACTATTGAGAAAGGACGTATTACTAACGCAATATTAACAAACTCTGGTGATGGTTATAGTACAAGACCTCAAGTTGATGTTATATCTTCAACAGGATTTGGTGGACGTATTAAAGCACTTATCGGTGTTGCCAGAATTGATGTTAAAAATGCAGGTCAAGGATATACACTACCTACAATTAACGCAAACACAACTGTTGCAGATGATTACTTAGGACCTACAGGACCTGCATTAAATGGTGGTCTTGATATTTACGATCCTAACTTCATTCCTACATCAGGTGGTACTGGAGTTATTGAGAACTTTATAACAATCACTGAAGCACCTAGAAATATTACTGTTAACCAAGGTCAAACTGCTATATTCCAAGTTGCTGCAACAGTTACAATATCTAATCTTGTTGCATATGCAATTACAGTTGCTGATAAGTCTGTATCTCATCCTTACTATAATCAAGGATCTGGAAAAGGATACAACTTTACTGGTGGTCAATTTACTTCAAATGCTGAAGCACCAACTCTTACATTTGTACGTGGAGCAACATATCAGTTTAATCAAAATGATATTAGTAATTCTACTCACGCACTTTACTTTAGTGCAGATGCAACTGCTTACGGTGGAAATAGTAGATATGAAACAGGTGTTGTATATCGTCTTAACGGTAATCAAGTTGCAGATTACGCAACCTACGCATCAGGATTTAATGCTGCTACAACACGTAGTGTTAGTATCACGGTTGCTGCTGATGCTCCTGCTACCCTTAATTACGTATGTGGTGCTCATCAATATATGGGTTCAGCAATCAATGTTAATAACGGAACTCTATCATATCAATGGCAGAAGAAAGATTACGGAACAACAAGTTGGAATAATATTACTGGAGCAACCAGTTCTACATTCACAACTGATGCTACTACACAAGCAGATACAAATGATGAATTCCGTGTTGGTATCACATCTAATGGTGCGGTTCCTGTTCTATCAACTTCTGCTGTTCTCACCGTTAACATCGGTGCTACAACACTTAGTTCCTTCACACCTACACAAATCTTTGACGACGACTAAATACTCTTATGGCAGCAAATGCAACCTATAACAGCAGTAATAATGTCCTAACAGTAACTGGTAATGGTTTACCTTTTCCAGTAACTTCGGGAACATTTCCTAATGCCAATAACACAAATACTATTACATCATATACTTTCAACCACAACTTTGTTCACAGAGGTGGATCAAACACGTCTAATTCTGGGGTTGTCAGTCTGGGTGCTATTGGTATTGCTGCAAACGGTGTCGTCTTCTTTAATCCTAGTGCAGGAAATGATGGATCGCCCCCGTCAGGATTTTCCTACGTGGCAGCGGGTATTAGTTCTGCTCTTAATTATGGAGAAGATAGTTGTGGTGGTTATCCTGAGTCAACTGGTCAGTACCGTTATAACGACAGCGACTTCTTAGATTGTTGGAATAACAATCAGGTGATGGCAGGATATAATGATTATTATGGTTCATCTCAATATAATGGTGATAATATTAGACATCCTGATGGACACTCTAAAATAATTGGTTATGCTTTTGACGGTTATCCTGTATATGGTCCTTGGGGATATACAGATCCTAACAGTAATGTTACATCTGTTATCAGAATGTCCTCTGGATGGACAGTAAGGAGCGAGGAAGCACCTAGTAGACCTGGTTATAGTGGAACATACCCCGCAGGTGTGTTTATGGAAGACTGGGAATACACTGGTGGAACAGGTAAATTAGATACACACAATGGTAGATATTGCGTGACACCTGAGTATCCTAGTGGTACTTTTGCATATTTTCTTACTGAAGATGTTTCTGGAAATCCTGTATTTCCTTTTATGATGGGTCTGACCTCGAAAGAGGCAATGTCAGTTCCTGCAAATAGTGGTTTTACACAAACTACTGGTGGTGACAGTGGAAGTGATGATACTCCTGCTCAACCTCCTACTCTTGTTATAACAAATCAACCAACAAACGCTACTGTTCAAAGTGGTAATACACAACAGTTTAGTTTGTTAGCAGAGATACAACCACAAAATGATACTATTGCGTATCAGTGGCAAGTATCAACAGATGGTGGATTTGCTTGGTCTAATTTGACTGGTGATACTACTGCAACTTTAACAGTAAATGCTCAACCATTTATGACGGGTTATCGTTATAGATGTGTATTAACTGGTCCAGTTGGTTCATCAACACAAGCACAAAACTCACCTTTAATAAGCAATCTAGCGATCCTTACTGTAACAGGTTCTGGAACGTCTATAGATTATTCCTCTATCCTTAAATTTGACACTGGTATTGGAAAGTACGATATGACTCCAGTTACATTTGATCGGGATAATAACAATCCTGACTTTACTAGACAAGATGTAAATTTGGATAATACGTCAGAATCTTTCGATATGACATAAATAAAACTGTAGAAAAACCCCCCTACTATGGCTAAGCAGAATGTAAACGTCGGTGTATCGGCAAATGATGGTACAGGAGATACCCTCAGAGACGGTGCTATAAAAATTAATAACGTTATTAATGAGTTATACACCCAATTAGGTGATGATACTAATTTACAAATTAGTGTTGGATCACCATCAACAAACCAAGTCCTAAAATGGAATGGTTCAGTATTTACAGAAGGTGATCTGGCATCATCTAATTTAACAGATATAGACCTAACGAGTATTACGAATGGTCAAGTATTGAAGTGGAATACAGCAAACTCAAGATTCCAACCTGGTGATGACTTACAAGGTAGTGGCGGTGGGGGCAGTGCCATTACTAATTTGACTAACAATGGTTCAAACAACGTTGTCATTTCAACTCATCTTTTACCAAACACCGATAACACATATGACTTAGGTAGTTCAGCACTTAAGTTTAGGGATTTATATCTATCCAGTTCTACTATTTGGATGGATGATACAGGTATTTCTATAGGATCAGACCAAGAAGTTACTCGTAGAAAAAGAGTAGAACATACTGTTCATAGTATAGACACAGGTGCAACTCGTACTATCACATCTAAACTAGCATCAGAGAACTCAACACAAGAAGAAGCACTTCGTACACGTTTCAGTGCTATGAAAGTTGGTACTGAGTTAGAGATTGAAGATTCTACTGGTAATAAAATTGATGCAGCATTTGCATCATTTACTGCTGAAGCAGGTGCTACTCGTGGTAGTGTTACAGTTACCGCTACAGGAACTGCTAACCAAACTCAAGAATTAGGTGTAGCAGGTAATGTTAAGATTTCATCTAAGAATAAATTAGTTACTCAAGATGAAGATGGTGTTGTAGACCTTGCAGGACAGAAACTTAAGTTTGATACTGGTAAAGAATTATCATTTGATTCTGATGTATTAGAACTACCTGCTGCTGCTTCTATTCGTTTTGGTACAAGTGGATCTACTAAAGAACTTAAATTTGATGGATCTGGTAACTTAGATTTACCTGCATCATCTGAAATTAGATTTGGTAGTGATGCCAATAAAGCAATTAAATTTGATGGATCTGGTAACTTAGAAATTCCAGAATCAGCAGAGATTAGATTTGGTAGTGGTGGTACTAAAAAATTATCACTTGATGCTAGTAACAACTTAGAATTAGCAGATGGTGCTGAAATCAAGATTGGTACTAAGAGAATAAAACTTGATACCAACGGTGAATTACAAGTTGCTAACGATGGTTCAACTTTTGAAGACGTTGATAGAGGATTCAAACGTCAAGGTACAAGTGCTCCCGCAGGATCAACTCCTATTAAAGGATATAATAATGCAACTGTATATAAACCATCTCCAACACTTCTATATGTTTTTAGTGCAGTTGGACAATCAAGTTATACAGTAAATGGACCTGGATTACCATCTGGAGGATCAACAGATCCTACTATAATTCTTTATCGTGGATTTACATATGATTTCAATAATACTACTGGAGCATCTCATCCACTAAGAATTCAGTCCACAACTGGAACATCAGGAACCCCATATACTACAGGTATTAGTGGATCTAACACTGCTATGCAGTCATTTACAGTTCCATTTGATGCACCTACCACTCTATATTATCAGTGTACAATCCACAACGATATGTCTGGAACATTAGAAATTAGGTAATGACAAGAACAGTCCCAGGATCAGGAGCAGTTATAGAACCTATCTTTAACAGTACGTATGGTATAAAAGACGTATTTGTTAATGATGGGGGGACTGGTTATGTCGCAGGGGACCCTCCAGAATTAAAAGTTGGAAATTGTGGAACACCATTAAGAGAAGCAATACTTGAACCTGTTATTACTAATGGTCAAATTGCTGCTGTAAAAGTATTAGATCCAGGTGAAGGATATGATCCATTTAGAATTACTTTAACAACAGCAGGTTTAGGATATGGTGCAAAGGCAAAAGCAATCCTATGGGATGCTGATCAATATGCTGCTGATGGAACATTAATAGCACCCGCAGGTGCTATTCAATACATTCAGATGTTATCAAATGGAGATCAGTATTTTAATGATCTAACCACTGCTGTAATTGAAGGTGGTGGTGGTGCAGGTGCTGAACTCAGACCTGTTACTGGATTACTTACTGGTTTATCTTTAGAAGATACTGGATCAAATTATGAGAATGGTGATATTAATATTATTGTATCTGGTGGAGGAGGACAGGGTGCTACTGGTGTTGCAGAGGTAGATGAATTTGGTATTGTTAAAGCAGTAAATATATCAAACGCAGGTGAGTATTTCCAAACTCCTCCTGTTATTTTACTCAATGGTGGTGGTGGAGGTGGTGCCAGAGCAGTTGCTACTGTAGATTTAGGTGCTATCACTGCTATAGATGTTCTTGATCCTGGTGGTGGTTTTTCATCAGAACCCTCAGTAATTTTTACTAGAAATACTGATTTAGTAAAAAGGTCTAGAAACAGACAAGCATTTAACTCATTTTTATATAATATAACTGGTCTTATTAATAATGTGGGTATATCTGATCAAACAATATTTGTTGAGACTACTGCACCTTACCCTGGATCAGGAAAAATATTAATTGGAAGTGAAGTTATTAGATATACAGGTAAAACTTCTACATCTTTTGTTGGTTGTGACCGTGCTGTTAACTTTAGATATGATCAAAAAGTAACATTAGATTCACTTGCAGATGATGTTAATGGTGTCAGTCAGTATGTTTTTAATGTTGGAGATCGTGTTATAAGAACTTCTGAAAGTTCTAGTAATAAGATTGCTCGTGTTTATGATTGGAGACCTGCGATAAATGCACTGTATTTGACATTTGAAGTCGATAAACTAGCATTTATTGATGGTGGATCATCTAATACATTGTCAGCAGTTATTGACTTTGTAGGAGGTACAGCAGGATCTACTGAAACTGGTGTTGAACCACACGTATTAGTAGAGTCTATAGGTGACAATATAGTTCAGTTAACAGATCCTATAGGTCTAATACAGGATAAAAAGTTTGAAGATGATGATGAATTACAAGGAGCAGGAGATGGCATTCCTGATCTGGTAAATACTAATACAGATTATGCAGGTGC